GGATGAAAGCCATAAAAGACAAGGAGGTCAAGAAATTCAGAGCGGTTCCGGAGATTCGCCACAAGCGATGGAGGGAATTGAATCTTATGAAACCATTAAGACCGGACGAAGCGCCGGATTACAGTTTTAGCGATTTGCAGATGACTTTTTACTACACAATTTTGATATGAGGTCATGGCAGCAGTCATAAGAGCAAAACAGGAGGAACAGGGAAAATGAGAATTATAGCAGTTATGTCACCGAAAGGTGGAATCGGCAAGACAACGACATCGGATGCGATCGCTTACATGTTGGGAGAGGAGCAGGGGAAACGTGTTCTTATTCTCGACGGAGACCCACAGGGCGACACATCTAAGACATTCGAGGCATACGAGCCGGAAGGGACGGGAATGAGTGAGCTGCTTGAGCGTCATGTGAGCGTGGGCGGGACATACCGGACAACGGACTTGATAAGACCGACACAGTACAGCCACATCGACATCATCCCGGCAAATGGCTATTTAATGCAGACAGATATGAACCTACTGCTCAAGCAGGAGGAAAATCAAGTCACGAGGCTGCGGGATGCACTGACAGAGGTATCGGAGGCATATGATTATTGCATTTGCGATTGCGGTCGTCTGCTTGATATGGTGGTCATCAACATCCTACTGGCAGCAGCACTCGTCATCGCACCCGTAAAGGTTGGAGGATACGAAAACGAGGCGATCCACAACTTGCAGGAGCAGGTTGACGATCTGCGTGAAATCAATCCGGAACTCCGAATCAAGGGTCTCGTAACCATGAGACAGAAGAACAAGACATCACTGGATTTCGAGGAGTGGATGAAAACAAGTTCCGGTTTTGACATGTTTGTCACACCAATTCGTCGGTCGATTGTAGCGGAAAAAGCATCCATGAGAATGGCAGTCCTTCCACAGTTTTCAAAGAACTGCATCGTGTCGCAGGACTATCGCAACGTGGTTCACGAATTACTCAAGGAACTGGAGGACTAGACATGGCGAATATAAAAATTTTCAAGATGGATGATTCTACATGGTACGCAGCACACAACCTCATGGAGTTTTTGGACTGGTACAACAAGCACATAAAAACCATAGAAACTCCGGATGACCTGTCAGAGTTGGAAATCATCGAACCGGAGGACGGAACGATGTGGAGCAATGAAAACATAACACAGGAGGATGTTGAGGCACTGGGAGATTCGGATGAAATATGCAGAGGTGGAATCGGAGACCTAAAGAGACATGACGGAGATATATTCAAGATGCAGACATTCGCTGACGTACTGGGAGACGAGGACATCAAAGAACCGTATGAGATAGCATCAACAGAATGGTGAACAGTATAACAAATGGCAAAGAATGAGGAGGAAAAAGGACAATGAGCAATATCATCGACACAGCACCGTGCCGTTTTTGCGGACAGATGGTGCAGATTGAAAGCAATAAGAAACTGACACAGCCACAGGCAGAGGAACAGGCGACAATGTCCTGCACCTGCGAACAGGCGGTTGAGTACCAGAAAGAGAAACAGAGGAAGGAAAAGGCGATGCAGAACGTCGCTGCATTGTTCGGAGAGGCAGCAGCACCGGAAAAGAGGTGCAGCGAGGGCATCGTGAACATCCTCAAGGCAGCAGTCGAAGAGATTTACACGGGAGGACTTGCAAAAGTCACGTTGAACCTCCGAGGGGGCGTCAAAGCATCTATCTCACAGAATAGCAAAGGTGAGATAAACGTCGAGCGCACAGAGACCAAAAAGCAGAAATTAACGGAATAAAGGGAGCGGATGCGCGTGACTGAAAGAGAGATATGCAGGTCATTCCGGAGAGCAGAGAATCAAAAGCAACAGATTCAGATTTTAACGGAACTGACCTGCAAGAGCAAATACCAGATAATCGGCATATTGCTTCGGAATGGGGAGAAAGTACCGAAAAGCATTGAAGACCAGTTATATAAGAGATTGGATGCACTCGACGCACAGATTTTCGCGCTTGAAGCGGAATACAAAGAAATCGTGACCGCACTGACGGAGAAAAACAGGAGGAAAGAACATGGCAACAGGATTTACGGTTATGGACGCACTGAACAAGAATAGCAAGGCGGGGGTCAACGAATCACCGAGAGCGAGATTTCGCACAAAGGACATATCAATTTTTAAGATGTACCGGAACAGGCTGAACTTTTACGATTTAGCGGATATTGAGGAACTCGCGGGAGACATCCTCATGTATGGTCTCAAGCAGAATCTTGAGGTCGTATTTGAACCGAATGAACAGGGCGAATATAGAATCGTCGCAGGTGAGAGACGGTGGCTTGCACTCAAGCACCTTGTAGAGCAGGGATATAAAGATTTTGAGATTGCGACCTGCAAACTCACTACACCGCAGGACGAGGACGAGGAGCAGGTGGAAATCATCATTGCGAATGCATACCGGACAAAGTCTCTCAAGGATGTCATTGAGGAGGAGCAGCGTCTCAAAGCATGTCTTGAGCGTATGAAAGCGGATGGAAAGAAAATCAAGGGGTATGATCTCCAGTCCGGTCGTCTTCGTGATGTCATTTCCTCCATGCTCAAGATGTCAAAGACCAAAATTGCGCAGATCGAGAGTGTCAACAACAATCTGATTCCGGAGTTTCGGGAGGAACTCAACAGTGAGCGACTTACATTTTCGGCGGCTTATGAATTGAGTGGGATGCCTCCGGAGAAGCAGCAGGAGGCACTCGCAAAGTACAAAGTAAGCGGCGAATTGTCTTACACGGAAATTAAAGACATGAAGTCACCACAGAAAACGGAACAGGAGGCAGCAGGGCAGCAGGACACAGTGTCAGATTCGGACACAGCAGGGCAGCAGCCGTCCGCAAACGGCATGAATCCTCCGGAGGAAAAGAAAGCGGGCGACGATTACGAGACACCGCATCCGGAGGGAATCACGTCAATATGCTATTCCTGCACAGAATACGAGACCTGCAACGTAAAGACCGGAACATGTACCAAGTGCGACCAGTACAAGAACCGGAGAGAGGCGAACAAGACGCCGGAGCAGAGATACAACGAGGAACAGAATGCAATCGACCGTGAGACGAAAAAGAAACTCCGCGAGCAGTCAGAGGAGGAGAAAATGAACAACCTCCCGTCAGATACACAGGATAACGGTCAGAAAGTGCATCACATTAAACTGGGAGCGACATTTTTCGACGAGGTTGCATCCGGAGAAAAGACATTTGAACTCCGGAAGAATGACAGAGGTTATAAAAAGGGCGACATCCTTGAAATGATGGAATTTAAGGACGGAAAGAACACAGGGCGCACCGTGAGAGTGCTCGTGACGTACATCCTTGAGGAGTTTGCAGGTCTTGAGGACGGATATTGTATCATGGCGACATCGCTCGTGAATGAGAACGATGAGCCGCTCAATAGGGCTGATCTTGAACAGATTTGCAGAGACATAAGAGCGAACGGAGACGGCGTAACAGGGAACGGCGAGGAATTTATCGCGATAGAAAAAGCAATCAGCATCATTGCAGGAGAAACAGTATAGCCGCGGAACTTAACAGCAAGTTAAAAAGAGTGCAAAAATCAATGGATTAGAGCGTTCGAGACACTGATTTTGGTTACTTCTGCAACTTAGGATTTTGAGGAGGAAAAATGAATCAAAAAGAGAGGGAAACGGAGGCGGCAATAACAGAGGTGATGGCGTATTTCTTTGCAAGGTGTACCACTGACTTAGAAGTGCGCGAATTAGAAGATAAACTAAGCGACATCATCGAGCAGGAACGGGAAAACAGGCTACATGAATTGAAAAATTAATATTTAACGGAGATAACTATGACAGAAAATGAAGCAATTAAGGAAATTAAGCGATGGACTGAAATTTTGTTGAGTGCAGGAAGCCGATGCACAATGGAGACGGCAGAAGCGCAGGACATGGCGATCAAAGCACTGGAAGAAGTGCAGCAGTACCGAGCACTGGGCACGGTGGAAGATTTAAAAATCATGAAGGAGCATGGAGCATTTACTGGGACGGAGCTGGCGCAGCTTGTCGCGATGCAAATGAGGTTGAGAGAATACGAACAGATCGGCATGCCGGAAGAATTACGAATACTAAAAGACAAACAGGTTGCAAAAAAGGTTTCCTTAAGGCGCGTCCGCAAATTGGATGGATTTGATTTAGGAAAATGCCCTACTTGCGGAGAAGATGTAAGCAGAGATTGCGACGGAACTGATATTTTTTGTCCAGATTGTGGTCAGAAATTGGATTGGGCAGATGATGAATGAGTAAAGAGGAGGAATCTTATGATCGAGATGATTAAATTTGACGAAAATACATGGGTGCCGAGAGAATGCTGCACAATGACAAATCCACTCACAAGTGGAGGCGAGAGTGTGCCGGATGACGTACATATGCCGTGCGAAAATTCGGACGGATGCACTGGAGAGTGTTCGGAATGCGTCATACAAAAAATCATGAACGAATATGCGGACTTGACAGGGCAGCAGGACAGGACGGGATGGAGGCAGCAGATCGCGGATACTATCGACAGAGTGGTTGATAAGATGTTAAAAGAAACGCCTCCTCAAAACGAGGCGGAGCTGATAAAGTGCGAAACCATGAGAGAGGCTATAAAAGGGGTATTTTTAACACAAGAACGAACAAAAGCGGAGATAGAGTTTCTTGTGCAAAATATCGACAGGTACGAGAGGATATTTGAACTCTGCATGAACGGCGACGACGCCCAGTTCCGCGCCGGCATCCTTGAACTACAGAAAGCGCAGAATGAGTATATGTTATTGAGGGAAAGGAGAGACAATGGAAACAGATGAAATGACTGCAATCCAAAAGGCGCAGATGTACCTTGAAAATTATCGGGAAATAGAGCGATATATCAAGGAGGCAATATCCGAAGCATCGCAAATTGACGATATATCAAGTTATAACATTTCAGCCGAGAAAGCATTCCTCCGGTCGATCAGAGAGTGTAAGGCAGAAACAGTCATCTTGTTCGAGCACATGAAAAGGGCTCTTGCATCGCTGAAAGAGGATGCAGAGGCAGCAGGTGAGGGGTACAAGTACGATGCGC